TATTTCAAAGCCATATCTTTTTCCAGATGTAATACACCGTGCCGCCGCCTCAACAGACTTTGGCATTTGGGACATAGTAATAACATAATTTTTCATTGAGTCGTGGTACTCTTTAAATTTTGAATAGTAGTATAGAATTTACGGGTGACATATAAGTCAGGAAATAATTGTCTGCACATTATGGCATCGTTTGGCCAAAGGCCAAATTCCTCTACAAGCTTAAGCATTCTAATTGCGCCGCTTGGTTTAATTATATATGCACTATTTCCAGCTAACCCCTGTGGAACATTTTCATTATCTACCTTAGGAGCTAATTGAAACATGTTTTGGCTGTCAATTACTTTCTGATAAAACACTCTAGCCTTACGTGTACAGCCAAGTGGATTATTAATTCCAATAATATTTCCTTTACATTCACTTGGATTAATATTTAGTTTATAAGTAAAACAGGCATCGTGTTCTAATATTAATATTGTTTCGTTGCTTGTGGCGGCTTCAAGCCACAGTGAATAGTGACTCAGCGCGGCTGCAACCCTAGCCTTAGGTCTTGCCGTTACATACGCGCGTTTAATTAAGCCTGACGCAAAATCAGTAACTTCTCCGGTCCATGGATAATTCCATTGTAACTTAAATTTTGAAAGAAGTACATCAGTATTTTCAGGTACTATAGCATTGAATCGATTTATTTCAAAATCGTTCTTGACCCTAAAAGAACTAGTCACCAGGTTTTTATACCCGTGCTCAGATATATCGTGGTCTCTAATTACTATAGCATAGGCTTTCATGATACTCTTTCTAGTAAAGTATATCCTTCTGCGACTTCATTACGTTCAATGACTTTAAACGGATACTGATCACAAAACCTAACTAAAGTTTCATACAAAGAACTATTCTGACGACCATTAATAATACTAGTGTCGTGTGCCAAAATATATTTTTTAATATTAACTTGATGTGTCATAAGTTCTCTTGACATGTGTTGAGGATGATGATAGCTATCAATTAAAAGAAAATCCACAGGGCCACCAGAAGATTTTAGATGTGTAGAATCTTGTTCAATTTCTTTTAAAATGATTTTATGTTTCAAGCAAAACTCTTCTGCAATAGGCTGTAAGAATTTTCTATATCTTGACATATCGTTATCGACTAATACGATTTTCTTTGGTTTAGTAAGTAGGGCCGCAGAAGCCGTACCACCTTGGTGTGTACCTAGCTCCATATAAGAATCGCACTCTTTCATTCTTTCTTTAATAACCTCATGGTGATCACAATAATGTTCGCCATGTGCTTCTGTCTGCTGTCTTACAATTTCCTTATGAAACTGCTTTAGAGTTTTTACGTGCCCTAGTTCAGAATTTATCATTTTATACCTCGTATTTTATAGCGTCAATGCACATATCTTCTAATGATTTATTTTGTTTAAAATATTTAGATTTGGTAGGAACAGTTGATATGGCAATATCACCGGCTCTGCGAGGCCCTTCAACTACTTCAAAATTAACTCTCGAAACATTGGCCATTGCATCTACAACTTCTTTTACTGAATGCCCTTCAGGAGAACCTAAACAATCGATTTCATTTGTAGGTTCGTTCTCGGTTATTCTCATTAAGGAATCGACTATATCTTTGACATGCGTATAGTTTCTGACACACGTACCGTCTCTTGTTTCAAAGTCAGTTCCATGAATATACAGCTTATCAAATTTACCATTAACTACAGCAGCTGCTCTTCTAATGAGATGGCTATATTCATCATCATATTTTGCCATACCATCATTGCCACTTACATTATAGAATCTCACAATACTGCATTTGGGTTTAAATTGTTTTGCTATTAATTCACCTGCGTGTTTTGATCCTGCATATGGATTACTTTGTGGTTCGAAAGCACTGCCAGTTGAACAATAAACAAAATGATCGCATGCTGCAGCATCGATTACATTCTTAGTTCCGATGACATTAGTCATATAATAGTTATAAGGATCTTTTACTGAATTAGGAACTTTTGTTTGCGCAGCAATATGAATTACTTTATCATATGTATCATTATTATTCAGCAGTTTATTTCGAATATCCCAAGGATAAAATTTGTGACAGTACTTAAAAATATCATTCTGTTTAGTATTAAAATCTGCAGCTGAAATTGTATGTCCAGCCTCTGCAGCGGTTTTTACAAAATGAGCACCTATATAACCCGTGGCGCCTGTCACAAATAATCTCATAGTTTATCCTTCATTAGGCCAGTTTTTATTTACTGGCAAATTCCATTCATTAACAGGACTATTAGTAATCTGCCATAGAGCTTCTTCTGGCCAGTCATCGGCTGTGCGGAACATAATATGTACTAGCTTTGCATTATCTGGCCTGTTATCACCAATTTTGGCCACAGGATGAGACCCTACTTTGTGCATATAACAATTCCATTCGTTAGGCATACGCATTAACTTAAAATTAGGAAGATGAATAAAGGCTGAAAAGTAATCTTGAAAGAGCCTATAGAACCTAGGAAATTGACCCATTTTATCTACGTAGTCTTGAAATGACGGCCAATCCTTTTTCATCTTTTGCAATCCAGCTTTTGATATTACTACTACGCCAGTATTAAATACTTCTGGTCTACCTTCTTTATCATAAGAATATTTTATGCCCCAAGTGTCTTCGCAGGTTCTAGCCCATACTTTATCTACTGCGCTTGTAATTCCACCAGAATTATAAATTGTTCTAAAGAAAGGTTGCTTAGGTTCAGTGCAAATACCCGCGTCTTCGCCATTAAGCATAAACAAATTATCTGATAATCCTTCTACAGGAAACACATCAATATCTATTAATGCCACATTATCATACTGATCAAATTCAGCGCTCACTAATGGATTAGCAGGTTCATAATATATTGGTACATTTACTACTTTACTGGCGATAGTAACATTATGGTCAAACTTATATGCAGCTCCAATTTTATCTGCATATGCTTTCATTAGTTTAGTACTAGCTAATACCCCAGGTTTTAAAGGTCCTTGCCAATATTGGTAAATCATGTTTTTCATTTTTTATCCTTAAATCGTTTTGCTATAGCCAATGAAGAATTTATAGCTTGATGCATATCTAAGTATGCATATAATCCACAGCGACCTATAAATGTCATATTCTTAGATTGAAGTTTTTTATATTTTTCGTAAATCTTTTTATTTTTATTATCAGCATCTTTTACTGGATAATATCTTTCTAAATTATTTTCAAGATAATCACATGGCTCTTCAAACGTAAGCGTTGTCATATACTTATTGTCACCATGACATGGTATATTTTTCCATTCTGTAACTCTGGTCTTAGGTCCGTGATGAGTAAAATTGACAACTGCAGTTGGTAATGCTTTTGGTATAGGTAGACTTATTGTCTCAAATTTAATAGAACGATAAGGTAGCTTTCCATATTTAAATTCATAATACTCATCTATGGGCATAGAGTTAAACACATGATCATATTCTTTCTCTAATGATTTATTAAAATGCACTTTAAGATCAACTGTGATATTATGGTGATAAAGAATATTCTTAACCATTTCTGTATAGCCAAGCCGAGGCATATACTGTATTTTATCATCTGGAAAGTATAATTCGTTGTCGTCATCTCTTATAGGTACACGATTAATAATATTCGGATTAAGTTTATCTAACTCTACTCCCCACATCTTTTTAGTATAAGGTCTGAAGAATACATCTAAGACGTTTTCTTCACCTACTATATCTTTTGTTTCTTTATTAACAGGCAACGTTACGTATTGGCCGTCTGCTAATTGGGCCTTTACTTTGTGTCTATATTCAACCCAATCGGTAAATCTAGACAGCCATTCAAAAACTGTTTTATTATTAGTATGAAATAGGTGTGGACCGTACTTATGAACTCTTATACCGTGTTCGTTATTGTAATCATAAGCGTTGCCGGCAACGTGATCACGGCGGTCAATTACGTGAACACTGTGGCCGCTATCAGCCAGTTCTCTAGCTATAGTAACTCCAGATAATCCAGCACCTACCACTAATATTTTCATAATATACCTTTGTCAACCAGTGCCTGATAATTTTCTATTTTCTCGCGTTTTGGCCCCTGGGGCGTAATCTTAGTTCTTACATGAATAAACCCTGCGGTTTGAGGGCTAGGAAGGAAACTGCACTGACACCATCTTCTGTGAAGATAAGGTTTCTTTGGAGTAAAGCCAGACTTAACGGCTAAAGTGTGAATGATGCCTTCATCTTCATAATTATAAAGTTTATTATATGGATGCATCCAAGCTTCATTGCCGCCTAATTCAGATCTAAGCTTAACTCTCATATCCTTTGAAAATTTGTAAATAGCTCCACCCCAATAAGGATATAAAAGACTAGCGTACATGGGATATGAAGCAGCCAGTCTATGGTGTAGCCTATGCTGCACCTCTTCATATAGGCCAATACCAGATTCTTCAAATATATTAGTAGTCATATTCTTCGGGGCAAACATATCAATGTCAAGCATTAGCACATCATCATAGTCATCAAACTCTTCATGAAGCATATGAACTTTTTGACAAGGTGATGTAAGATGCTTTCGAAAAGGTTTACCTGTGATTAGTTTATAATCTGCATTTACTAGCTTAGCATATTCCTGAATATTAGCCATAGACAGTTTATCGAGCTCTCTTAACTCACCGTCAAAATGCTGTAGAATAATATTTACCATGGTTTTGAAGCTTCTACTACTGCAGAATGAAATGCTCTAACTGTACCAGGCGTGTCGATATTATTAAATGGAGCTAATCCACTTTTTTGATATAAACATTCCTTAACGTTAATGTATCCTAGTTCTTTTAAAGATTCAATAAGTTCGGTCTTACGCCAAATGTGTTTATGTTCACCATTTTGCCACATAATACCTTCTGCGCACTGATCTTGTATGCGCATGCTCCGTGTATTTTTAGGTGCAAAGTTATGTTTGACAACATAGAAGTTATAATAGTGTTGAACCCAAGAATGATTTTCTAAACTATTTTCTTGTCTTAGCCATTCTACAAATTCCATAGGTGGCCAGATAGATCTAATAATTCCACCTGGTTTCATTATACGAAACATTTCTTTGAAGTAATTTATGCCTTCTTCTTTTGTGAGATGTTCAATAAAGTGTTCGCTATAAACGCCATTATACGTATTATCTGAAATACCTCTCATAGGCAGATCTGTTAGATCATATTTTTCTACACCATTAGCAGGATCTGCAACGTCTCTAACTGCATCCCAATTTAAATCACGTTTACGACTAGCAGCAATTTCTAAAAATCTCATACTATATCCCTACTAATTTTGCTAGTTCTTCAATGTTCTCGCCTTCCATAGGCAGAACAGTTTTATGAAAGAAGTGAATAAAGTGCGCTTCATGGAGTTTATCGTTAGGAACAGCATTATACAGTCCGTTCCATTTCCAATCTAAATTCTTGGTACGCATTTTTTCTTCTTTAATCCATGTATTAAGAAGAGTCTGGTCTGTTGACCATTTCCATGCGCCGATTCCATCGATGAACGGCTTAAATCGTGGTCGTCTTAAAAACTGTGCAGGTGTTTCTCCGTTTAGATATTTACCCATAGATTTATTCATGAGCATCATTCCCATATTGTAGAATTCAGCACCTTTGTTATTCCATTTCCAATCTACGTTTTTAATATTACCATACTGCATACGAGAATAATTAGTTATTTTAGAAACATAACGATCATTAAGAGGCATTTCTCTTTCAACAACGCCGGCAAAATCATAGTCATTATTAATTTCATTAAAAATATCAGGCGCTGAATCCCTAATAAAAATATCGCCATCAATTAATGCTATTTTGTCATACGATTTAAAATATGCAAATGCGTTTTCTTTCTCATAAATGGGAAGAAAGCCGCCATATTTCATATATGATTCATTTGATCTATTTGTTTGAAAAACATCTGGCTTAATCATGAGTATAGGTTGCCGCTGCACAATATAATCAGCGCCAATTCTATCAGCATATTTTTTTACTGAAGCAGTACAAAAATCATATAATTTTTTACGTTTGCCGGTATACACCTGGTAAATTAGTTTTTTCATTTTCATAACTCTCTAAAATCTTTTTAGCTAGATCCATAGCTTCATCAAATCGTTTTCTAAATCGATTCTTTTTAGCACTATGATTCACAAAATAATATAAACTATCTATATCACCAGTATATGTGGGTAAATCATAGGTCTTCCTAAAACCTACTATTTCTTCATACTGGTATCGATCGGAAAGAAGTTCAGCCAACGATATATTCATACAGATCACTCCAGCTAGCCATTAAAGGGAATTTACTATTTGTCATGTTATGACCGTGTTCAATCAAAACACTTTCTAAACCAAGCGTATCGCCGAGTTCAGCGTTTTCAACTTTGTCTTCTATCCACAAAAGACCAGAAGCTCTGTAAGGTTCTAGAACCTCGTCTTTATCAGCTCCAGTATCACAGAAGATAAACTTTTCGAATGCAGTTTCACCGAATAGCTTTTTAGTATTTTGAATACGAAGAGCTTGAGCATTATGATCAAGCGATAGAGAGGTAATCATATGAAAGACATAGCCATGCTTACGATGTAATAAGTCAACATAATGCATAGCATCACGTAATGGAGGAAGAAATCCAATAGCAGCTGATTCATTAAAAAACTTAACTAGTCTTTTCTTTTCAGCATTAGTTAGTCCGTAACGATCACCCATATCATAATGGCCTGGACCGCTTGCAGTCATTTCATAGCCATGAGCTTGCATCCACGTATTAAATGCATATTCCCAATTCATAAGTACTCCGTCACAATCTGTGAGGATTACTTTATTCAAATTATCAATCATATATTTCTCCTTAATTATAGTATTATTCTACACTATAATTAAGGAAATGTACATCTTTTTGTTTGCAATAAAAACAATAACTTAGCCATTTAATTGTTGAGGCTCGTCATCAATATAATCGTCTTCATATAAAACTTCGCGCAATAGTACTTGCGAATCGTCCATTTGATCAGTTTCACGGATTCTGTTATCTTTATTAAGCGAATGCTTTTTATTACGATCTTTCTTTTTATTGCGAGGATCGTATCTCCCAAATTTAGCCATTAGAAACCTCCTTGGCCATATTCTCTACTGTTTTCAATTGCAGTGATTAAATCACTATAACCACCAATGTGTTTACCATTCCACCAAATTTGAGGAACAGTCTTAATAGCAACATTATCTTTTATTGCTAATTCTTGTAATTCTGCATAGGCATCCTGGCCAGAAAATCTATCGTCAAGGCTTTTGTAAATATACGCTAATTCATACTGAGTGCATACTTCTACGGCTCTGTCGCACCAGTTGCAAAATTCTTTTCCATATATTACTACGCTCATTTAATATCCTAACATTTCTTTTGTCATTATATAGTCTCGCACAAAGTCACTTCTGACAATGTCTTCCCAGCCAAAGTTTACCATAGTAAAATTTTTGAGTTGTTCTACAATATTTAAAAAACTCATGATGCCATCACGCTCATCTTGAAATTTAAAGTCCGATTGTTTATAATCACCGCAAAATATAATCTTGCTATTTTTTCCAACCCTTGTTATGATAGAGTCTAATTCATGAAAAGTCAAGTTTTGCATTTCATCCACAAGCATAATACAATTATCAAACGTTGAGCCTCTAATAAACGAGGTTGACATAAATTCTATTTGTTTACCTGTAACCATTTTGTTATATGATGCCACATCACCAAAGAACTCATTTGCGATTGCTTTATATGGTAGTATGTATGATTGTTCTTTTTCCTCTTTAGACCCCGGTAGAAATCCCATGTCTCTGGTCGGCACCATAGATCTTATAATAAACAATTTATCGTATTCTGTTTCTTTATCTAACACATCTTCTAGAGCCAGATACATTCCAATAAAAGTTTTACCGGTGCCGGCAGATCCAGATAATACTAAATTATCCCCTTCATCCCACGCCTGATATGCGATTTCTTGGTTCTTGGTTACCGGCTCAAATTGGAGAAGATCGTCCAAGCGAACCGTCATGGAATTATTTCCAGATTTGCTGCGAGCTCTCATTATACGTTAATAGTATTACTTTTTGCAGACCCGGCTTTAACCCTCCTAAGAGTATCTTTCCAGCCGTCGTCCGTTTTACTCAACGTACTTCCTGACTGTGATACAATTCTTGGAGTAATAAGTTTTTGTTTATGTTTACCGTCTTTAAGAAATTCATCTCTTTCAGACAGGCTCATAACAGAAGTAGTTTCTTCTTCTGTTTCTACATTAATAAAGGTATATGTTGGCATGGTATATTTGGGGGGACACAGTCCCCCCGATCCTTTCTACGAAGCTGCTTGTAATCTTGATTCTAAAAATTGTTGTTTACGTTTGAGTTTTGATACGAGGTCTATATTACCCTTCTTTTTAACTTTATTAATATAATTTGTCAGTTCTGCCAAATCGTTACGAAGTCTATCAAATTGGATTTTACTCAAATCGTTCTCCTTATATTTTATTTACTCACAATCAAATCAGGAAATGCCGCCTCCACTGTTTTCTTGGTGACACCCTTAATGCTTGTCTTGTTAATCATTCCAAGCATTAACTCTGCATCTTTTGGATGCACGGTTTCTATAATATCTAAAAAGATTTTTTCTCGTTTAACTGCAGGTAATTGATCTCCTTGAAGACCTTTTACAAAGTACATAAACTTTTTATTGTGCTGGGTTAAACTGGTTGGATGTGTTTCTTCATCTGCAGGATCATAAGGAGGTTTTCCTTTTGGTAAATTCCATTGTATGACGTCATCATAGGTACCTCTTAAAATATCTCTAAGAGCCCAGTTGTTTTTATGCTGCTTGAGAATTTGTATCTTCTCATTTTGTTTTTTGGCTGCAGCAGTCTTTTCAATGATTTCATACACCATTAACGTAACTTGGTTTACCATATTAAATAAAATCCTTTACATCTTCTAATAATCTACGACAGCGTTTGTCGACAAGATATGGAAATACTTTTCCTTTATTGCCTGCTTTATTTTGGCCGTCATAACTATATATAATTTTTTCTCTTAGAGCTGCCGGAGTTGACTCAAGATCTATAAGTTTTCTATTACGTTGTATATTACGTAACACTGTTTCTCCCTGCGATGAGGGGTCATGCATTAACGCTTCAATAATAGGCTTACGTAATGGAGTCTGCCGTCCGCCATTCACAAAAACATTATCATCGCTTAGAACATTAGGTACTCCATCAGCGGTATCGCCTTTTAGTACAAGTTCTAATAGCTGCTTTCGTGGATGATCTTCTTTAATAAACTTTTTAGTCATAGGAGAAAACTGAGAAACATTTTTGTATTTCTGAAGCTGTGCAAAATCTTTGTCCGCAGAAATAATTATTACTGGCTCATGCTGGCCAAATTCTTGTGTTTGTTCTACAAGAACACCGATGACATCGTCTGCTTCACAGCCATCAATTTTAATAGTCTTATAAGGAAAGTGTTCGCCTAGTTCTTCCCATACTAAATTAATAATACGGAATGCTTCTTTCCAATCCATCTTAGACTCCTTGCGAGTCTTTTTACGAGCAGCCTTATATTGAGGAAATTCATTATAACGCCAGTTGTTACCAGCATCACCTGCCATAACGACCTCACCAAACTTATCTCTAAACCTAGAACGGTACATACGAATAGAATTAAGAATCATATGTCTGATCATATCCTCTTGTATGTCAAGTCTTTGTGTCACGATATTGCTAACTGCGATTGCCGAATAGTCAATAATAATCATAATAATCTCCTAATTGTTAGGTTTATTCTAACACACTTTCATCATCATGTACACCTAAAATATGCTTTCTATGTATTTTTCCGCCAATAAAAGCATTATAATATTCTTCAGGCTTTAGCAGTACATCATACTCAAATTGAAATTTCATTTCATAATATGAGCATTGCCCTTTGGTTTTACATAATTTTAAGATTTCTCTATAGTAATTATCTTCACCCTTTTCTTCAACTAGCTGTTGCACTTCTTTACTAGATCCAAAATAAGTACGCCAGTCAGAATCCACTCTTGTTCTGACCCGGCGCTTTCTTTTTGAGTTTTTTGGTAGGACCTTAGGCTTCCAGAAAAATTTCTTGCCAATGTATTTCATACCCGTATCTTTTTCGGTTATGCGATATACAAATCCTTGATATTCTTCTGGTGTCTCATCAAATTCATTTTTGTTATAATACCACATAATAAACAGCTTCTTTATGATTAATAAAAAGCTATTTATTAATCGTCTTCAAGCGCCTCGAATTCCATAGGAGAACCACACATAGGGCAGTACTGGGGAGTTTCCTCACTATCGACTACCATTACTTGTGATTCAGTATCACACGCTACACACTCTGTCCAGTATTCTTCTTCCATTTATGCCTCGCACGATGCACAAGACATAATATCTCTTACGAGCTCTTGTGCTGGGTTTGC